ATCAGGAGGAAAAAGTATTCATTGAGCTTTGGTAGTTAACCACATTATACCATATCTTCAGTCCAGTAGTCAGCTCTCCAAGTCATTTCAAGCTCTGCAGGATCTCCTGTATCGTAGTTCAATTCTGCTGCAGCAGCCATTTCAGAGCCCTGTGGGAAGCAACCATAGAATGTTCGTTGCCAGAAGATATCGCCAGCTCTATTATAGTTGGAAACAACAATGGTTCCAACATAGTCCTTTTTCAGTCCTTGTTCACCGGTTAAAGGATTGTAGATTAGTCGATTCCAATCTCTAAGAGTTTTGTAAATATACATTTCGTTTGCATCATTAAGGTTCAAAGAGAATCCTATTGCCAAATCAACTACTGTTGAATCAGGCATTGACTTTGCATAAGAACGAGTTGCAAACTTGTATTTTTGTTCAACAACCGCTTCCATTTTTTCGTTCGTTAAACCACCGATTTTTCTTACGTGTTCTAACAACATTTCTCCACCTCCAATAGTTGCTGGAGGAAGAATGCTAACTTCGAACAAGTTTTGATAAAACGGTTCGTAGTATTTGGTAGCAGCCTTTGAATTAGTAAAATGTGGTAATCCTGCCATGATATTAGTTATTTTTCTTTATTTTATATATCCTTGAAATATGAAAGAACTTGGGGTTTTACCCCCAAGTTTCATTTATTCATTTTAGAAGTTTCCAGCCTGGATAGATCCAGTTGAAAGAATAGTTACTCGGTTAACCAAGATTCCCATTCCTCTTACAGGTTCTACGAAGGTATCGATAATACCAATGTTATTATCAATTACTTCAGCTGTATTGTTCGAAGCATCCATTACGTTTTGGAAGTCATAAAGTCCACCGTCATTTAAGATTTGTGCTAAGAAATTGTCAGCCAATGTCTTAATCTCAAGTCTGTTCTGAGCAGTATTGAACTCCCATCGATAATTTCTAAGGATCTCAGCAATACCATCTTCAATATAGATAAGTAATTCTCTCGTACTAATTTGTGATAGTGCCGATTTAACTGTTTGTTGAGCAGTTTGGTTAGCATTAATTACTAAACCGAATCCTCTTTTATTAACGATTGCATTCAATCCGAATGGTTCGATTTCATCCAATCCTCTTCGATCAAATTCATATTCAACTCCACTTATACCAGTTCCAGCTACAACTCCTCGTCTTGGACCTGCAACGATTGACCATGGTAAAGCCAAATTAAATTTGTCGATATACAAGTTAGAAACATGTGCAGCAGGTGGAACAAATTTAGTTGCACCTTTTTCTACGATTCGTAGATTCGGAGTATAGAATCCACAGTAGTTAGCACCATCAGCTATACTTGGTAGTGAATAGACGTTTGTTGGGTTAAGTGTTAAATTACCACCTGTACCAATATATTTAGGATCGAATTTCGAAGTTGAATCGAATTTGAACAATGGATTTGTTGAAGCCTTGAATTCCTTAATTGAAGGTGAATTCAAGATTGCAAATGCATTTTGACGTCCTTTAGCGATCTTAGAAAGACGAGCCTTAGAAGATGGTTCAATTCCATGATTAAATGTATCAACAATATATCTGAATGTGATAGCTTCTCTATCTTGTAGAGTTTCAGCAATATTAGTGTTATACATTACATCAAGAATTTCGTTCATCCTTGTGTTTGTATTGTTAGGTTTAGCACTTGCAGGAATTGTATAACCTTCAAGTGATGTAACAGTATAGTTGGTTACGAAATCTTCAACATTTGTATATCTTTCGATTGCAGTTGGATTTCCGGACATATCCGGGTATGTATAAATAGGATCCAAAGTATTAACAACGAAGTAACCATAATTAGTATCTGTAGCATCTCCTACATAAACAGCAGATGTAATACGTGTTAATCTTGTTGTTCCAGTACGTGGATCTATTTTAGAATCATAAACACCAGATCCTGCAGTTGTTTCAAATCCTCTTACAAGGAATTGTCCTTTAAGAATTTTACCAATGTAATCTTCTCCTGCAGTTGTACCAGCAGTACCAATTCTTACTTTATTAATTTGTAGCAATGAAGTAGATTCAACCGGGAATACCTCGTTGATATCAGCTTCAAGTGTACTAATATAAACAGATTCGTTATATGTAGCACCAGTTGCTCCATTTTGTGGTATAGCAATAAATTGATCTACAAATCCTGCTGCACCAGTTAAGATTCCAGCAGTTGTACCAAAGGAATCATCTGTATATGATGTTACTTTAGTATTACTTACATTGTGTGAAAGTATCAAATTCGTAGATGAAGCACCTGTAACTGATAAATCAAGTCCAGCAAGAGCATCCAAATCATTTGTACTTATTGTTTCAACTCTGATAGGATTCAAAGGATCTGAAGTTGTAGCTCCTTGAATTTTATCACCAGTTGTAATCAATCCGGTTGAATTAGCAGCACCTAATGCAGATTGTGGACCACCATACATAATTGAATAACCATCCGATGCAGGGTTAACTGTATAATCAAGTGATGGAATAATTTCAACATCTTTCTCATAAGCAGCAGCTCCACTTGTATTACCAGCAGCAATACCTATTGTAAAGAATGAGCCTTGAGCAGTTGTAGTACCAGCTACAGCAGCAACTGTACCATCTTCAGAACTTCCACTAACTCGAATCGTTAATAAATCAGTTCCAGCTCCACTTACATTTGAAGTATCAACATCAATAACTTTAGATGCATTAAATGCAGTTGTTACTAATGATGCAGAACTACCAGTAACACCAACTGATACATAAGATCTATTAGCTACAATTGATGATGCAAAATCGAGGAATGCTGATTGTTCAGTAGCTCCCCAAAAAGAATCAAGTGTAACACCAACAGCTGGGTGAAGTGGTCCAGGGATATTAATTATATCGTATCCTAGAGTAACATTTGCAGTTGTGTAATCAGAAGATTGATTTAAGAAGTATTGTGCAGTTGTACCAACTCCAGTAAATATATTTGCATTTAATGCAGTTGCAGTTTCACCACCGTTATAATTCTTTTGCTCATAAGCTTGAAGCGAATTAAGTGCACCATAGTATGAAAGGAAATCTAAGTAAGAAATTCCATTTTCATTTTCTTCTAAACCATGTCCTACAAGGTCAATTTGAAGTCCATCAATAATTGCATTTGAAATTGCAGATGGATTGTCATAGAACCAATCTTTATTGATTGCACAAACAAGACCAGTTTTAGAAGTTTCGTTATTAATTATATCTTCAATAAATAGGTTAGTTCCGTCTTTATCTTGGAATTCAGGAATCAAAGCACCTACATAATCAGCTAAAGTTGTTACTTCAGGGATTTGGATGAATTTAGTTAAACCATCAGCTTCATTTCCGAATGAATCTACAAATGTAGATTTCAAACCTTTTTCATCGAAGAAATCTCCATATATAGGATCAGTAGCAAGATTTTTGTAATTAGAGAAGTCACCTTCAACTATTACAACTCTTACCATAAAGTCTACGATCCATGAAGACTTATCTAAGAATTCAGGAGTTTTACCACTACCATACCATTCTTCAGCAGTCACATTAAATCCTGTAACATCAGGTTTTGTAACAAATACTGAGATAGTTTTCTTACCACTGTTGGCAAGATTAAGTAATGTTGAATTTTGTGGGTCATAGTTATTTACCGCATCGATTACTGCTTCATCATCAATAAACCAAAATTTATCTTGGTTGAAGAATTCTGAAACTGGAGAATCACCTTCAGCATGATTGTGAAGGTTTGATTGAGAACTTAAAGCTCTAAATTCTGCAGTAACTGAATCATTTAGATTAAGAAGATTAAGCACGATGATAGGACCTCTATCAAGAGCAGTTAAAGCAGATCTATGGAAATAAGATCCTTTAAGCTCCAATCCGTTATCAATGTCACCAAATACATCCAAGAAGAATTGTCTGTCTTGGACAAATATAGGTGTATTGAAAGGACCTTTGTTAGAGTACCCAATTACAAGCCTAATCGTTTCAGCTGGGATATTGATAAGCTGTGACTTATCAAATTCCAAACGATAAACACCAGAACTTTTGAATTGTTGTATATTCGCTGGTAATGCCATTTTGTCGAATTTTTTTTTATTTTAATTATATATCTCTAGAATCTCTCTTTTTATTCTATTCTACTATATCATATATATTGAAAGAATCTCCAGATAGATTTCCACTGATTTCTAACGTTTTTTCAATTTCATTTTTATATATTTCATCGATGTAATCGAAAAGTTCTTCAACGGTTTCGGAATAATCTATAGTATCAAAAAAGCTACAAGCATTAACCACTGTCATCATACAATCATCATTTCCGGATTGTGCACTATATGTACCATTCTCATTCCTAGAAAACATAGTAGCTTCACTTACCGTATCCATATCTTTTATTATTACTCGACTAGTTCGTATATAATTTTTAACTTTCGTTGTAAGAATTCTTTTATTATCTTTATTGACTTTAATTCCCGGCTTTTTAACCTTCGATCCAACTCTGTGTGCATATCTTACAAGAATCTCTTCATCAAAATCATTTCTTGTTGGATATAGCTGAATCAAATTGTTTATCACCTCCTGCCCGAACGCATTATATTCTATAATACATCTAAGATTTTCTTGGTCGAATATATTTACACAAAGTTCGTATAGAATCATACTGAAATCTTTCAATGAATGTTTATTCGATCTAAATATCCCTATTTGTTCG